CGAGCAATACGCTTTGGTGCAGCACGAGCGCATGGATTACGTCCACCCGAACGGCGGCCAGGCCAAATATCTAGAGGAACCGTTCCTCGAAGAGACCGACGCGTGGCCTGCCCGGTTCAAGGACCGGTTGAAGGCGGCGGGGATGAGGATCTGATGGCGGTACTCGACGAGGTAGCGACCTACCTGGCAGCGAACGTCACGGATACGGCGCTAGTCGTCGGCACAAACCTACTTCTCGGCCGGATGCCGGAGGACCCGTCGACCTGCGTGGCCCTGTTTGAGACCGGCGGCCGGACCCCTGTCGACGCTTTCGGGGCGTCCACGCTTCCGGCGTACGCTCGGCCCCGATTCCAGGCGCTCGTGCGGGCGGTTTCCTACCCGGCTGCTGAGGCGCTAGCGACGGACGTGTGGCGCTGGGTCCAGAAGATCGACAACGACACCTTGACCGGCGTGTTGTGGCTGCGGGCGTCGGCTGTCCAGTCGCCGTTTGCGCTCCAGCGAGATGACCGGGATCGGATGGTGTTCTCGTGCAACTATCAAGTCGATCGGGTCGTGACGTAGTTGACGCCTATGGGGAATCGCAGCTAGTCCCGGAGGCCCAGCGGTCGACTCGTTTGGATGTCCGGTGCGGTGGCTGCGGGAAGCTGTTGGCGGAAATGTTGACGGCCCCGTGGCGGATTCGGTGCTACCGATGCCGCACAACGAACGAGTCCGCCCCTAGCGGCCCTGCCTCGACGTCTGACGCTGCGGCGGATCTACCCGCGGCGCTGAGGTCGCCCGGATAGCTGGCGGCCTTAGAAGCCCGCTCACCGGGCGGTGGTATTCGTCCGCGACGCGCCACGATTCATCGCAGGCGTCCCGGTCGTCGTGGCCGTCGGGTGGTTGTGCGTCGTATGCGGCAACCCAGGCGTCGAGTTCGGCGGTGTTCATGGCGACACAGGACCAGACTGCCAAGACCTCGGTGACACGTTGAGAACGATTCGACCTGTCGCCGAGATCCCTTGCACCATTCCGGTGTTGCCTACGCTCGCTGCATCGACAAGCGGCGCACCCGTAGCCGGGTCGAGCACGTACTCGACGAGGCTTTGGTCCCGGAGTTCACCCAGGCGGGAAGCGACAGCGTTCGGGACAAGATCGAGGCGGGACGCTATCGCCTTCGCGTTCGCCGGGCCGTGGACTGACAGCGCTTCCAGGATTCGCCAACGATGCGATCCAGCCCGGACCTTTTCCGAAGCGACCCTAGAAGTCGCTGGAGCGTTTCGTGCGACCCGCCCTGGCGCCTTCGTGACTTCCTCAGCTAACCGGGCCGGGTCGATCTTCCCGGTGCCGGTGCAGGTGGGGCAGGCGACCGATGGGGCGCACGCGACGCAGCGCTCCCCAGGCATCCGGCCGTGTTCGCACGCTGTCGGGCTGGTGTCGTCGCCTTCAAACATCGGGACGTCCTCGAAGTGCGTCATCGGGCGTTGCTCGTTTCCTGTTTGGGCGGGTACTCGGCGGGGCGGTGGGCTGAGGTGGCGTAGTGCTCGGCCATGTCGGCGCCTCGGTCGGCGAAGTTTGTCCACCGCGACGCGTAGCCGCACGACGGGCAGCGGGCTAGGAAGTTCGTCATGCGCAGTTGCCTAGTTCGATGCAGGTCTTGCGTTCGAGGTATCCGACGAGAACGGCGAGGGCGAACAACCCAGCGAACGCCATGATCGGCCCCCACGGGATCGGGTTGCGGGGCACTGGGTCTGGAGTGACCGACGGCGGCACGAGGCGCAGGCCGGGTTCGCTTGGGTGGTTCATGTGATGCTCCAGGTTCCGATGGCGTTGCCGTTGTAGTCGCGGATGGGTTGGACGCTGCCCCATTTCCAGACCGTGGCCGGGCCACTTGATCTGTGGAGTATTGATGCGACGGATTCGAGCGCTTCGGCGATGACGTACTGGTCCATCGCTGCGGCGTTTCCGAGGTGGATTGAGAGGCTGAACTCGTTCATCGTGCGCAGCGTTCGCATCGGGTAGCGCCATTGTTGAGGTCGTCGGCGATCCATTGAGCGTCGCGGGCTGAGCGGCCACGGTAAACTGGGACGCTGCCGCAACGGACTGTTGTTGTTTCGCTGGTGTGGCGGGGCTGATCCATGTCGGTTTCCTTTGGTTGTTGTTCGTGGGCTGCGGGGAGTCGAACCCCGCTGGCGTTGTCAGCGCCCCGTATTGCTTGCCCGGCTCCGTGCTGGCTAGCGGAGGCTTCCGCCCCGGATGGCTTCGTACTGCTCAGCCATCCATGCTTCGTGTTCCTCAGCCCGACCCGCTGCCGATGTGTAGTCGGCGAGGCGGTGGCCGCTTTCGCAGACGAAACCGTCGACGAGGCGGGCGGCGTTCCCGCCGCATGGGCCGATGGTCCACATGTCGCTAGGGAAATCCGGCTCCGGGTTGCCTGAGGGGCGCTCGACTTCCCACCCGCAGGTGAAGACGTCGGCGGCTTGTTGAGCGAAACCGTCGTTGTCGACCGTGAAGACCGTGCCAGTGGCGCCGGTGATGATGCTAGCGATGAGGTTATAAGTTGCTGCCATGTGGATAAGCATACTCGCTAGGGTCGACCCTAGCAAGTTGGTTTGGTAAATAACCGCACAGACTCCAGACATCGACTTCCAACAAGGCGAGAACAGGAAGCGATACCCTGCCACCGCAGTGACCTCGTGTCCGATGTGCCCGAGTGGCCGGTCCCAACCAACGGGACGGCTACGCCCAGCAGTCGGAGGCGACCGTGCCCAAATACGTTGTGACCGGTGGACAATCAGGGGCGTCCGGCGTGACCGTCGGCGATACCCGCTACGAACCCGGCGAGACGCTCACGTCGCCCGCGGCCCCGGTCCAGTGGCTAATCGACCAGGGCTACATCGCAGCCTCGGATAACGGGCCTCAGCGGTCCGGGAACAGGAAGGCGTAATGACCCTCGCAGCCGTTCACGGCAAAGGCACCAAAGTCTATTTGGACGAGTTCGACCTCTCCGCATATTTCCAGTCGGCTGACATATCGGCCACGCTAGACACCGCCGAGACAACCGGATTCGGGGCAACAGCAAAGACCTTCATCCAGGGACTGGCCGACGCTTCGATCTCGCTCGGCGGGATGTGGTCGGCAGACACCGACGGTTCAGATGAGGAACTGGCGGCGCTACTAGCGAACGCCACCTCGCCGATCCTGTCGATCCCGACGGGTGCAGGCGTCATCGGCGGCGGCGTCTGGATCGCTCAAGCCAACGAAACGTCCTACAACATCTCGACCCCGGTCGTTGATATCGCCGCGGTGTCTGCCGATTTCCAGTGCTCACCAAACACAACGGCGAACCTGACACTGGGCGCAGCGGCCGGGAAGCAACTGACCAAGGGCGACTCGATCGCTTTCGGTGCGGTCGGTGCGCAGACCTCAGTCGACAACGCAGCAGGGACCACGGCGGGCGGATTCGCTTTGCTCCACGTCCCGACCAACACGATCGGCGGCGGGACTACCACCTGGAAGATCGAGCACTCCACCAACGATTCAACGTGGGCCGATTTGCTCACCTTCACCGCCGTCGCCGCTGCCACGGCGAGTTCAGAACTGATTGCGGTCGCTGGCACCGTCAACCGGTACATCCGTGCATCGTCCACTACGGCGGGCAGCTCGGGTTCAATTACTTCAATGGTCAGTTTCGCAAGGTTCTAGGAGGACCAAATGCCTACTTTTGTTCACGGCAAATCAGCCGACTTCCAAATCGACGACACCGCTGGCACGATCCGCGTGATCAGTGACGTCCTCAACTCAATCGACTTCCCTGAGACAGTCGAAACGGCCGAGACAACCGCTTTCGGTAGCACGGCCAAGAGCTACATCGTGGGCCTCACCGATTCCACCCTGTCGATCTCTGGCATGTGGGACGCGACAGTCGACGGCTACCTCAAGGGCGGCGCTGAACCGGCGTCTCGTTCGTTCGTTTACGGCCCCGCTGGATCGACTACCGGTCTTGTCAAGTACAGCGGCGAGTGCATTATGACGGGCTTCAACAAAGGCAACGCCGTTGGCGATGTCATCCCGCTATCTGTTGACTTCCAGGTGACCGGTACAGTTACCCGCGGAACCTACGCCTGATCCCCAGGCGCTGACGAAGGAGAGTGACCACCGTGTCCCGTCTATCCGAGAAGATCAAACAAGCCGACGACCTCGCCACAGAGCATATTCATGTTCCCGAGTGGGACGTGGATCTGCTTCTGCGGTCGATGTCGTCGCGTCAGCGGTCGGCGTTCGCTGCGATATCTGAGGGCCGGGACGAGGGCATGGTGGCGTCGATGGTTTCGAGCGTGATGATCCACGCGATGGTTTCGTGCTGCCTCGACCCTGAGACGATGGACCCGGTCTTTGATTCCGGGGACGCTGATTGGGTGACCGACAAGAACGCGTCGGTGATTGAGCGTCTCGGCACGGCCTGCCTCCGGGTTTCTGGTTTGACAAAGGAGGCGGAAGGCGACGCGGGAAAAGATTCC